GCTAAAGCTCGTAGGGAACAGGGGGCAGACGGTACGTTCACTTACGAGGGCAAAAAGTATCATACGCGTCGAGCGGACGACCCCCCAAAACGCCGCAAGAAGTCCCCGACGACGATGTTGGATGTTGTGGGGGGGTTATCCAAGGGCGGGATGCTGAAGTATAATAAGGGCGGTAAGATCCGTGGTCATGGTATGGCAAGGGGTGGAAGACCCTGTAAAATGGTGGGGACGAAGAGTTCTTGATGGCAAAGGGTGTAAAGCACTACCTTCTTAGTGGTCAGGAACACAGGGGTGGCGTACATAAGCATCCTAGTGGGGTTCTTATGACCGGGAAAGTTATGTCCGGCGCCTCTAAAAAACTGTATCATTACGCTAGTCTGCCCGGTAAAGCCAAGGTTAAGGCCCGCGAGAGTTGGAAACGTAAATGACGACATCCGGCACAACCGCGTTCAATATGGACTTCACGGAGATCGCTGAAGAGGCGTGGGAGCGTGCCGGGCGTGAGATGCGTTCAGGGTACGATCTACGTACTGCTCGGCGGTCTATGAACCTGCTTACTATTGAATGGCAGAACCGCGGGATCAATATGTGGACTATTGATAGTGGTACCGTTAGTCTCACAACTGGTACGTCCCGGTACGCCCTCCCTGCGGATACTATCGATCTGTTAGAGCAGGCTGTTCGTACAAACTCGGGGGTAACAGCTACCCAATCGGATTTAAATATTAGTCGTATAAGCGTTAGTACGTATTCATCAATACCCAACAAGTTATCACAAGGTAGGCCAATACAGGTCTGGATCGAGAGACTGCGTGATGCTCCGTACATAAACGTGTGGCCCGTGCCTGATAATAACGATTACGTTTTTGTTTACTGGCGTATGCGCCGGGTTGAGGACGCCGGGGGCGGCTCCGAGACTGCTGATATGAACTTCCGGTTCTTGCCTTGTCTGGTGGCCGGTCTTGCATACCAGATTGCTATGAAAGAGCCCGAGTCTGCCCCTAGGTTGCCTATGTTGAAAGCCGAGTATGAATCCCAGTTCTCATTAGCTGCGGGGGAAGATCGCGAAAAGACTTCCGCGCGGTTCATACCTCGTGTTGCTACGGTGTAATCATGGCTACAAGATTTGCATCTTCTAAGAACGCCCTCGCTATATGTGATGTATGTGGGTTCCAGTACAAATTGCGGCAATTGAAAGTCTTAATGCGGAAGGGTGTATCTACTAACCTGAAGGCTTGCCCGACTTGTTGGAACCCAGACCACCCACAGCTTAAATTAGGTATGTACCCAGTAGATGACCCGCAAGCGATACGAAATCCTAGGCCGGATACAAGTTTAGGAGCGTCTGGCGATTATAGCAGCCGGGGTATACAATGGAGTTGGAATCCTGTTGGCGGTGGAACTGATCCTTACAATTTAACCCCTGATAATCTAGTTGCTACTGGAGTTATCGGGGAAGTTACTGTAAGCACTACTTAGGGGCTTGGGTAAGACATGAATTACACCGAATTGAAAACACATATACAAGATATCTGTGAAATGACTTTCACGGACACCCAGCTTGCTATGTTTACCGACCAGTCAGAGCAGAAGATATATAACACTGTGCAAATACCTGCTCTACGGAGAAATGTTACCGGCGGTTTAACCAGCGGTAATAAATATCTATCCACACCTTCAGATTTTCTACACCCGTACAGTTTAGCTGTGCTGGATAGTGACAGCGTGTATACATTCCTGCTGAACAAGGATGTTAATTTTATACGTGAAGCGTATCCAAACCCGGCTACTACTGGTGTACCCGTGCATTATGCTTTGTTTTCCGACGGCGCTATAATTCTAGGGCCAACACCCGATAGTGGGTACACAGCGGAACTGCATTACGGTTATTACCCTGAGTCTATAGTAACTGCTGGTACGACATGGTTGGGCGATGAGTTTGATTCTGCGTTGTTAAACGGGGCTTTGATCGAAGCTGTAAGATTTATGAAGGGTGAACCGGATATAATTGCTAATTACGAAAAGTTATATTTACACGCTATAGGGCTACTGAAAAATCTCGGTGATGGTAAATTAAGAGAAGACACATATCGTTCGGGGCAGTACCGACAAACAGTAAGCTAGGAGCATACGATGGCGATTACACAAGCGATGGCAACTTCTTTCAAGGTCGCACTTTTGGGCGGCGATATGGACTTTAGTAGTGGCACGAGTGATACGTTCAAAATTGCTCTTTACACCTCCAGCGCTACTATGAGCGCTGCTACGACGGCTTACGCTACAACCAACGAAGTATCTGGTACGGGGTACACCGCGGGGGGTAACACACTCGCTGTAGCCGCCGTGCCCACTGACGGCGGGTCGGGTACTACGGCCTATCTTGATTTTACGGACAGTACATGGTCTACCGCGACTATTACTGCCCGGGGAGCGTTGATTTATCGTAATTCCGGTTCGGGCAACCCTGCTGTGGCAGTGCTGGATTTCGGTGCTGATAAAACCTCTACGGGGGGAGCCTTCACGATACAATTTCCCGCGGCGAGTAATACTGCTGCAATTATACGTATTGCGTGAAATGTTTAAGTTATGGCGAACACAAATCTAGGTGGTTGGGACAGAGGTACTTGGGGTGAAGGTGCTTGGGGCACGGCGCTCCCGGTAGTTGCTACGGGGCTAGCGGGGACCACTGGTTTAGGTAGTGTAACCGTTACTGGTGTGGCTGCATTTGATGTAACCGGGTTAGCGGGAACCACCGGTTTGGGCAGTGTAACCGCCGCCGCCGCTGCTGCATTTGATGTAACCGGGTTAGCGGGAACCACCGGTTTAGGCAGTGTAACTGCTACTGGTGCGGCTGCATTTGATACAACTGGGTTAGCGGGGACCACTGGTTTAGGTAGTGTAACCGTTACTGGTGTGGCTGCATTTGATACAACTGGGTTAGCGGGAACCACCGGTTTAGGTAGTGTAACCATTATTAACGCGGTTGTATTTGATGTAACCGGGTTAGCGGGAACCGGCGCTGTTGGTAGTGTGTTTGCTTGGTCAGACGTGAGCACGACCCAGACCCCCAATTGGGCGGCTTTAAGTACCACGCAAACGCCGGATTGGCAGCATGTCGTTTTATCTTAGGCGCGCATATTGTTATGTTACTATAACTGCTATTATATGAGGTTAGATAAATGGCAACTACATATACTACTCTTCTTAAACTAGCTAAACCTACTCAGGGGGAGCTAGACGGATCTTGGGGTACCACAGTAAACGATAATATCACCTCGATGGTGGAAGAAGCTATTGCCGGACGAAGTGTTATTAATAGCTGGTCCAGTAATTCCCATACACTTACGACGGCGGATGGCACTACCGCAGAATCCAGAGCAGCAATGCTCAGTCTTACCGACAGCGGTGATCAGCTAGGTACGAACGCAGCCACCGTGGTATGTCCTGCCCTCTCTAAAATCTACATTGTCAAGAATGCTGTGGGCCAAGCGGCCACTCTAAAGACCGCCTCTGGTACTGGTGTTGCCATACCGAACGGCAAAACGATGATCCTGTTTTGCGACGGTACAAACGTGGAAGAGGCGATCAATAATGTTACCGGGACACTTACAACCGCCGCAATAACTGCTAGTGGTGTTGTCTCAGTAGACGATACGACCGACACGACATCAGGAACGACCGGATCAATCCACACTGATGGTGGCGTTGGGGTTGCCAAGGCTCTTTATGTTGGTACGACGGCAAAGATAATTGGCGTCACAACCCACGGCGACGACGTGGTGTCAGACACCGATAGCACAGACGACCTTGGTACGACAAGCGTCCGGTGGGCCAACCTATTTGTCGATGGTATAACTGCAACCGATCAGGTCACGGCTACCGGCTTTACTGGGACGCTAGATGGCATCTTAGGGTCAGGAAGTGCTGCTGCGGCAACGGTGACGACGTTAGTAGCAAGTGGGATTGTGTCGGTTGATGACACTACGACTAGCACGTCAGGAACGACGGGTTCAATCCATACAGACGGTGGTCTGGGTGTAGCCGGGACTGCATTTGTAGCCGGGGCCGCTAAAATAGTTGGCGTTACTACCCACGGCGACGACGTGGTGTCGGACACCGATTCTACCGACGATCTCGGAACTACCGGGGTTCGCTGGCGCGCCTTGTATGTCGATGCAATTACTGCGACCGATCAGATTACCGCCACGGGTTTTACTGGCACCTTGGACGGAATACTTGGTTCGGGTACCCCCGCTGCGGCAACCGTGACCTCACTGACTTTGACTACGGACCTTGCGGTGGCGCATGGCGGTACCGGTGCATCCACATTAACGGACGGTGGCATTTTGCTCGGTAGTGGTACTGGTGCAATTACAGCGATGGCTGTCCTTGCAGACAGTGAGATGATTGTCGGTGATGGCACTACCGACCCTGTTGCGGAAAGCGGTGCAACATTACGCACATCGATTGGCGTTGACGCAGCCGGTACTGATAACTCTACAAATGTTACACTAGCTGGCACGCCTGATTATATTACCATTAGTGGACAGACTATTACCCGTGGAGCCGTTGTACTAACAACTGATATATCAGGTACTCTACCCATTGCTAATGGCGGTACAAATGCAACAAGTGCTGGAGCAGCATTAACAGCCCTTGGTGCTGCTGCATTGGGCGCGAATAGTGACATTACGTCACTCACAGGGCTGACCACCGATCTTACAGTGGCGCAAGGCGGGACAGGCGCAGGTACGTTCGCTGCCAACGGCATACTGTATGGAGCTGGCACAGGAGCAATAACTGCTACGGCTGTTGGTACTGCTACCCATGTACTGACATCAAATGGGGCAGGTGTAGCTCCTACATTCCAAGCGGCTGGCGGTGGTGGCGGCGTTGCTGCTGATGACATTACTGCCGGTGACGCAGCAGTTCTTCTAACAACAAGCTCTGGTAACATCACTGTTGATGCTGCTGCTTCTGATAGTGATATTATCTTCAAGGGGACAGATGGTGGTGTCGATACTACATTCGCCACGATGGATGGTAGTGCTGCTGGACATTTGATATTAAATAATGGCAGTAGCACAACAACATTAGGAACAAGCAACTATATTGCAGGGCTTAATGCCGGTAATGCCATCGTATCTGGTGGCAACTACAACATCTTTATTGGCGAGAATGCTGGGACGGCAACCACAACAGGGGACAACAGTGTAGCAATCGGCAAGGATGCGCTGCTGGACCTCACCACTGGTGGTGATAACACCGCAGTCGGCTATCTAGCAGGCCAGAACATCACCACTGGGACTAGGAACGTGGTACTTGGCAGTGGCAGTGGCAATGGTGCGCTGGGTACTGCTACTACTGCAACTGACAATGTAGCAATAGGCTATGATGTACTTAGGAGCGCCACAGGGGCTAGAAACACAGCGGTCGGTTCGTCTGCGATGTATACCAGTGGTAATGGCCAAGATAATGTGGCAGTCGGCAACTCAGCGATGTATAATAGCGTTTCGGCCCACTGGAATGTAGCGGTCGGCAGGGATGCGCTCTACTCCAACACCACCGCCGACTACAACACAGCATTAGGCTATAATACGCTCTACTCCAACACCACGGGCCATTCTAATGTAGCAGTGGGCAATAATGCACTTTATGCCAACACCACGGCCTCCTATAATATAGCCATCGGCAGAATTGCGCTTGATGCCAACACCACGGGCAGTTCTAATGTAGCAATCGGTTATGATGCGCTTGGTGCTAACACCACGGGCAACTATAATCATGCCGTGGGCTTGCAAGCACTAATGTCAAACACCACGGGGCAAAAAAATGATGCACTCGGCTATGGAGCACTAACGGCAAACATCACGGGTGACTATAACGTGGCTGTGGGCTTTTCCGCGCTGGGTGCTAACACTGCATCTGACAGTATCACAGCAATCGGTTATGAAGCGCTTGTGGCGTGCACAGGCGCTCAGAACACGGCGCTCGGTCGGAACGCAGGTGATGCTCTGACCACGGGCAGCGACAATATATTTCTGGGGTATGGGACAGATGCCTCTGCGGTCGATTCGACCAATCAAATTGTGATAGGGATTGATATTGCAGGTACTGCGAACGATCAGGTATCTATCGGTAAAGCATCTAATATAGTCTCAAATGATTTTGGCACAGACGCTACTTGGACAAGAAGCTCCGACGTTCGTAAAAAGAAAAACATAGCCGACGCTGTTCTAGGTCTAGGGTTTATCAATGACCTGAGACCTGTGACGTATCAGTGGAAACCTAATTCCGAGTTCCCCAAGGATTTCGCTGAGTATAGCGAAGAAAACCACATGACACTAGATGTCACCATGCATG